GCATAATGTTAAAAATGTTAAATTAATTAAGTTTTTTTGCTTTCCTACCCCCCCCTTAATGGTTTCATCCCCTCTTTTATAGTATAACCAGTCATTCTATCAGTCCCCCCTTAGAATTATCTACCGACGGATGACCAGTTTTTACTTTCTAATGGCAGTATAGCATACATTTTTTTTCTTGTCAAGAGGTCTCAACCTCAATAATTTTGGGGTTATTATTTTTGGGAGAAAAATCTTGAAGTTCTGGAAAATACTTTAGGTCTATTTTTACATTGGGGTCTGACTTCATAACCCACACACCATATTTTTTGATGGCAATTGTTCCATCGCTTAGTGTTCTTTCTATTTTGGACACCTGATTTTTAGAAGTTTTTAGTTTATCCGCATAGATTTTAATTTCAGATATTTTATTTTTGAAAGCCAGCGGGGTAGTAGCTACAGGGCAAAATGGACTAGATGTTTGGGTAATATACCATCTAATCATTGGAATTAGTTGGTCTAGACCGAATATATTTATTAGGTCTTGAGCGGCTTTTCTCTGAGTATTATTTCCATAGTTGAGGGTGGGGTTTATGTTGAAAAATTCATCTAGCACCATATTTATTGGGTTTTTTTGATTTTCTGGTTGTTTTTTTTCTATTATTTTTAGGTTTTTATCCGGCAAACTCTGTTTGCCATATATATTATTATTAAAATCAGTATTATTATTAAAATCAGTATTATTTATGTCAGGAACATTTCCTGACAGGAAAGTTTCCTGACAGGAAGATTTCCTGATTGGCTTATGTTGGACAAAATATTCAATTTTTCCATCTGATTTTTTCTTTCTTTTTAGTAGCCCGAAATCCTCCAACTCCCGTAGATATACCCTTATAGTATCAGGACATTCTTTACATTCTAATCGTTCTGAAGAAAATTGCCAATTATTGGGCTTAGACCTTAAATAGGCATAAAGTCCCTTAGCCGCCAGTGATAATTCCCTGTTACACAGTGGAGCGTTGGCGACCATTGTGAAGCCGGTATCTTTTTGTTTTAATTTTTCCATATATTTATTTATTATTAAAAAAACCACCGAAGGGGACACAGTTGGGATAACCAACTATGCCTTCTCCAATGGTCTTTTTGTTTGATTTTTCATAAGGTTTCGTTGATTATAGTTCCTAGTGTCCCCTGCTAAAAAATAAGCAACTAAAGTGTATCATACTCTATCTTGATTGTCAAGAGGTTGATTATTAAGGTCTTCACGGGTATTGACAGCCACCCCCCGAGTATGATATAATGTCAGCAGAACATTTTAACTGCCGACTTGGAGTAAAAACCTCTCGGTGGTAGTGTCTAATAGGAGGGGAATTTTAGCGTTTTTGTTTTCTAAAAACGAAAGGGGGAAACAACCCCCTTATGCCCGGTGTGGGTTCAACTCCCACACTGGGAGCAATGATTTATTTGTAGTAAAAAAATTATGCCTTATAAAATTAAAGGCAATGCAGTGATAAAAACCTCTACTGGCAAAGTAGTGGGACGCTCTAAAAACCCTAAAAAGTATTTAAGGGTTTTGGAAGCAATAGAGCACGGATTTAAGCCAACAGGCAAATCAAAAAAGAAAAATAAAAAATAAAATGGCAACTACTAACCCCAACAAAGCAAATCAGTGGAAATTAGACCCACGTCAAAAAATGTGCTGGGACTTATACATTGACCCCAACTCACCAACCTTCGGTAATGCTTATCGTTCCGCTCTTCAAGCTGGTTATGAAGAAAATACCGCAGCGGTCATTACCACCCTTAATTGGTTTCAAGAAAAATTAAGAAGACTGAATTTATTAGAGAAAACCGAAAAAGTTCTTAAAGAAATGATAGAAATGGAAACAAAAACTTCTACCATTAAGGGCAATAAAGTAGTTACTAATAACGACCCTCAGTTGGTAAAAATAAAGCAAGACACTGCAAAGTTTTTAGCTAAAACATTAGGTAGACACATTTATAGCGAGAGACACGAACTAACAGGTAAAGATGGAGAAGCTCTTATTATAACCCCCGAAGAAAAGTCAAAAATTAACAATATAATAGAAGAATATCTTAATGGAGAAAACTAATAATAAAATCCAGCAAATCTTAAATGGCAATGACTTAAAAGCAAAAAAAGCATTATTTTCTTTTGACCAGACCGACAGCAATGAAGCCATAGCATTCAAGTTTAATTTGTGGTCTAGATATTTTTTCCCCCAGTATTTTTCCAGTAAAGACGCACCCTATCACAAAACGATGGATGGAAATAACATCAAAGCTTATCGTGGGCAAATTAGGTCTTACACCAATATAACTTTTAGAGGAGGGGCTAAATCTGCCAGAACTAAACTATTTATTGGTTTTGCCCTTGCCAACGACCTAGACCATTTTAGGAAGTATATAAAAGTTTTATCATCGGACTTTACTAATTCAGCACAGGTTGTAACCGACCTATATAATATACTTATTGACCCGAAAATTATTAGATTATATCCCGAAATTTTTGAAAAAACTAATAAAAAAAGAGAAGAAAGAATGAGTTCTTTTACAACTTCTACTGGAATAAAAGTATTAGCTGATACAGTTGGCACTGAACAACGGGGCTCAATTCAAGAAAATGCTAGACCTGACTTAATCTGGTTTGAGGATATTGAAAACCGTAAAACATTAAGAAGTGCCGTCATAACCAAAGCTATCTGGGATAATATGGAAGAAGCTAGAACTGGTTTATCCATAAATGGCTCTTATATCGTTACTTGTAATTATATCTCCGAATTAGGAAATGTTCATCGCCTAGTTGAAAAATCTTCTGACCAAAATATAGTTGATATTATCCCCATTATTGACGAAAAAGGTGTTATAGCTTGGGCTGACAGATACACTCGAGAAGATATTGAGCAGATGAAAAAAGACGATGACGATTTTGAGGGGGAAAGGATGTGCAGACCTAGTGCAAGTAAAGATGTTATTTTTGACAGAGAAGCACTTGAAAAACAAAAAGTCAAAGAACCAATTAAAGAAATAGCGGGATTTAAGATTTTTTATGAATATAACCCTAGTCATAGATATGCTAGTGGACACGATGTTTCTGGTGGGGTAGGATTAGATAGTTCAACTTCTGTATTTATTGATTTTGATACTATTCCAGCTAGGGTAGTTGCTACTTTTGCCAATAATAATGTTAAACCAGATGTTTTTGCTGATGAGATTAAAAGAGAAGGAGAGTATTTTGGTGAACCATTGTGCGCTATTGAAAAAAATAATCACGGCTATGCTACTATTGCCCGTGCAAAACAATTAGGAGTTAAATTGTTCAAAACCCCCAAGACTGACACTAGGATAGACCAGACCGCTCAACCAACCGAATATGGTTGGAATACTAATGCCGCCACAAAACCAAAAATGATATTTGCCCTAGTAAAGGCTTGTAACGATGGCTTGTTGGAATTATCAGATTATAGTATAATAAAAGAGTGTATGAGTTACACCAGAAACGATGTAATAGACAACGAACCAGACCCAAGATTAAGCACCAGACACTTTGACTTATTGATGGCAACAGCAATAGCTTGGCAGATGAAAGACTATGCCGAAGTTAAAAAAATAAATTATTATATTCCCGAAGAAGAAAAACTATTATATCCTGAAATAGGATGTTAAAAAATATGATAAATAAACAAGTCGCTGATAAAATAGCAGCCCAAGCTCTAAACGAAATACAAGCTGCCAGAATATACAAACAAGGTAAAATTTCTCATTGGCACGCTAATGAGGATATGTATTATGGAAAAAAGATAGCCCCAGTTGAGTCTAGGTCTAATGTAGCTTTATCTAGGACGCAGGAGTTTGTTCACACTTTAATGTCAAAAATAGACACTCCCTTAATTTTTAAGTTTATAAAAAGAAAAGAAAGTCAGTTAAAGAGGGTAGAAATGCTAAATGCTTTACGACAGGTTGACTCATTAAGGGACGATTGGGACATTAAAGATTTAGCTGGCAAAAAGCAAGCTATTATATACGGGCGGGCTATTTATTTTTATTCTGCCTCTTCCGATAAGGGAACATATCAATCCAACCTAGAAAATTGTGATGTATATGACTTTTTAATTGACCCATTGTGTGGTGGTCTAGATATTGAAAAAGCTCTTAATCTCGGGAGATATAATATCCTAAAAACAGCCAGAGAACTAAAAGCCGGAGTCAAGGAAGGATTATATTATAAAACGGCAGTGAGTAATCTTCTCTTATCGGGTGGAAATGTTAATGATACCGCCCCAGAAGATACTAATAAAACATCAAGAAGTTACGGGCAAAATACAATCGGACAGAAACAAACTATTCAACCTAATGTATATAAGTTTTGGGAGTGGTTCACCACTTATGAAGGTGAAAGATATTATTTATTGATGACCGATAGTGGGGATGTAATTCGCTGCGAAAAGCTATCTGACATATTTGCTAGTAATATGTATCCAGTGTGGACTTGGGCGGCTTTTCCTGATTTAACAGAGTTTTGGACTCCGAGTTATTGTGATTATGTCCGAGAGATATTTATGGCTCAAGATGTAAGCATCAATCAAATGCTAGACAATGCCGAAGCCATAAATAAACCGATGAAAGCTGTTAATGTTGAAGCAATCTCTGATATGGCAACATTGAAATATAGGCGTGATGGTTATATTTATTTCAAGGGAGATTTTGATATAAATAAAACAATTCAGACCCTAGCTGTTCCCAGCATTAACACCCCTATTCAGGTATTTAATATCCTTGAAAGTATTCAGCAAAGAGTTTCTGGTGTTACTGACGGCTCAAAAGGTATGAGTGATGAAAATGGTAAGGTTGGTATTTATGAGGGTAATCAGGCTGCTGCTGCCGATAGGTTCAACTTACTTAGCAAATCTTATTCTTTTGGCTATAAAAGATTTGCTAAATTATATGAGTGGGGCGTCAGAGAGCACTTGAATAAGAAAATGGCAGTAGATATGATTGGTCCTAATGGGGTAGAAGTCGTAGAGGTAACTAAACGAGACATCTTCCGCAGTAAAAAAGATAATGAGTTTGGTGTGCTAGTTCAGACTTCTGATGCCGAGAATATGACCTCAATTCAAGACCAAAAAGCTAAATTATCATTTTTATCTATGCAAGCTATCAATCAACAATGTAATCCTAAAAAAGTTTTTGAAATGCAGGCTAAAATAGTTGGCTTTAACGAGGACGAAATTAAAGACTTATTAGATAAAACAGATTATGGCAATAGTGAGTTGATGAGTGAAGCAGAGAGAGATATAGAGCGAATACTTGACGGAGAAACTATTAAGCCCAATAGGATTGCCAATAATGCCTATAAGCAAAGAGTGGTTGATTATATTAACGACCACGAAGAAGATATTTCTACGGAGCAGTTTAGGGCATTAACACAATATGTTATGAGTTTAACGCCAATTATAATGAAAAATGAAGCTAGGGCATTAAATAATTTTATTATTAACCAAACGGACAACCAAACAACGGCAAATGTTCCTACTAGTAATACCAATGGTGAATTAACTGCCGAAGCTGGTCAGCCGTTACAACAACCTTATGAACTATAAGTATCAAATTATTAAAGAAGCTACCGATAATCAAAAGTCGCAAATTAGAAAGAGCGGTGTTACTATTGATTTTACTATGGAACAGGTAGCCGAACATTATAACAACTTAAAAAAGGTTCAAAAAGAGTTAAAGTCCAAATTATCTTACGAAAAAGCCAAATTATCTAATATAGTTGAACACAATCCTATTGTTAATAAAATTACTGACGAAAAAGAGAAATTAGCTATATTTATGGCAGTGGAAGCCGAAACTTTAATTAAAAAAATTCAAAAAGATTTAGAGGAATATACCCAAGCCATTAAAGAATACGATGACGAATTGTTTGAAATTGAAAAACAAACTGGTATTGCCCTAAAAGAAAAAAAATAAATATGTTAAACATTGATGAAAAAGAAATAAAAGAGGACATTAAAAAGTATGCTAGTATAGACGCCCTATCTGACTCTGATGGTGGTAAGATTTTGAAAGAAACCTTACTTAATGACATTTCTTCTGCTATTGATGTTTTATTATCAAGCTACAAAAGTGCCAGTCATATTGAGTTAATTACTACTATTGCTAGACTGGAAGCCAAGTTAAATCTGTATCGGGTAATAGATAGAGCCAAAAAGAATAAAGAATTAGCGGTTGAAGCCCTAAAAGAAAAACAGCAAGGTTTATAGCTAGGGAGGGCTTTAACTAGCTCTCAAAGCTGTAAATGTTACAGTTAACCTTCTGGGAGGAGGAATAAAACCCCGACGGGTCTAGTCGTTAAATAGATTAAACTATGGAAGAAAAAACCATTAGTGCTCCTGCGGAGGAGTTAAAAACACCGTTAGAAACCGAAGTTAAAACACCAGAGGAAAATAATAACAATGGTGAAGAAACTATCGGTGCAGCTTTGGGAACTGAAACTGTTCAGGAGAAATCAGTTCCTCTTTCAACCTACCTAGCAATGAAGCGTGAAAACAAAGAATTGACTAGGCAAATGAAAGAATTACAAAAATCTATTGAGGCTGGTTCTAGTGAACGAGAAGTCTCAGCAGATTTAAGGGAAATTGCTCAAAGGCACGATGTAGATGAATCTTTTTTAGAGGATTTTGCTAATGCCGTTAGGGCAAAGACCAAAAAAGAGGTTGAAGACGAAGTTTTATCGGCAATACAACCTATTCAGGAAGCTGAAAATGCCAAAAAGATTGATGAAGCTTTTAATGTCCATTTTGAAAAGGCAATGGAAGCTATGCCTGAATATAAGGATATTGTCAATAAAGATGTCATTAAATCTCTCTCTCTAGACCCTCGTAATGCTCACAAAACATTTACGAAGATTATAGAGGAAGCTTACGGACACCTCGCAACAGGAAAAAAGACTCTTGAAACCTCAACTCCTGGGGGAAGTAAAGACGAAATTACTGAGATTGATTATTCTAAGATAAACAACCCTGATTATTTCAAGGAAGTTATGTCTAATCCAGTTCTTAGGAAAAAGTATAACGAAAATCTACAGAATAGAATTGGTCTCTAGTAACAACTAATTGCGGGGCTTTATTCACTTAATTTAATTTAATTTTATGAGTCTAACAGATTTCAAGCCCCAGTTTGACAACGCTTATGAAGAGGTCTTCCAGAAGGTGTTGGTCGGCAAAAAAATTGCTAATCTACGCTTTGAGCCCGTGCTAAAATATGGGGAAAGTGTTGAGCGGGTTGCTTACGACATTTCTGGTGTGCGTGTTCGCTCCGTTACTCGTGGCAATGCTTCAACTATTGATAGTATTACCGATACTAGTGAACTGCTTGAAATTAACCTAGAAAAGGAAGCCGTATTCCACATTTCTGATGGTGAAGTGAAACAAGCCGGTCCATTAAATCCGGGTGAAGTTATTGGTGGTCAAATTGCCATTAAGGTTGCCGCTGACCTAGATGCTCGTATTTTATACGAAACCAAGAATGCCTACCAAACCTTTGATACTGGTGATTTAACAACCCTAGCTTCTACTGGAGTTCCTATTACCCTAAGCTCTACCACTGTTCCTCAAATGGTTACTCGTATGCCAGCCAAATTAAGAAAAGGCACTCATCAAACCTTGTCTAATATGTGTATGGTCGTTGATTCCTATGCCCTATCTGATATGGAACAATTCTTATTGGCTAAACAGTTCAACATTGTTGAGTCGGTATGGAAAAATGGTTATGCTGGAAGCATTTCTCAAGCTGAGGTTTATGTCAGTGAAAATCTAACCGGTGAAGTTACCTTAAATCTAGCTACTAACCCAACCAACAAAGATACTTTGACTATCAATGGTGTTACTATCACTTTCGTTAGCTCAATTGGCACAACTGCTGGTAATGTTTTAATCGGTACTGATGTAGATACTACTCGCGCTAACTTAGCTGGTTTAATCAACAACCCTGGCACTACTTCTGCCAAACAAGTTGCTTTAAGCACTGCGAACCAAAACTTATTTACCGATGAATATCGCTTTATTGCTACTAATGATGATACTGCTAATACTCTAAATATAGTTGGTATTGGTTCTGGTCGTATTACTGTTGCCAAAACTTTAACTGCTACTGGTGATACTTGGACTACTCCTTATATCCACGCTTACTATGGTAAGAAAGGTGGTATTGATGTTGTGGTTCAAGATATGAAAGAGGTTGATATGCGTCCTACTGCTGACCGCCGTGGAACTAATGTCTTTACTAGCTACTTGGCTGGTATTAAGACCTATGCCGATGGTGCTAAAAAGTTCCTTGACTTAAAGATTGCTGCTTAATCAGTTCTTCCCCTGCCCATCAATTCTGGTGGGCAGTGATAAGAATTAAAAATATGATTAACATTATTGGAGAAATTATACTACTGGCAGTGTTTTTATGGGCTATTAAGGTCATAATAAGCTTTGTCGTAATTATTGGCAGTTGTTTATTTCCACCGATTGCCCAGTTTTATAAGTTTATTAAAAATAAATTAAAATAATATGACTGGGCAAGAAATTATAGATAGATTTGAGCTTTATGTTGATGACGGCACTGAGCTATCCTCTTCTGAGGAGCTTGATTTATTAAACAAAATATATCGGCAAATACTTAATTCTAGGCCGTGGGAATTTCTTAAAAAAGAGTTTTCTACCATCACAACTGGATTAAATTATGTTACCCTGCCAGCTGATTTTGCTTATTTTATTGCTAATGGGAATTATACCGAAAATAATGTTGAATATCAGGGCAATCAAGCTCCTAAAATTATTTTAGTTGGTAATACCGAATACAAACTAGTTAATTGGTCTGATAGAAGAAAATATCTTAATAGTTCTGGCTATGCTTATGTTGACCTAGCCAATAACCGATTATATTTTAGTGATACTCCTGCCAGTGGACAGATGGTAAGTGCTGATTATATTTATAGACCAGCCGATATAACCACCACTACCAGCCCGATATTCCCCGAAGATTTTCACCCAGCAATTTATCACGGAATGGCTTCAGAAGATTATATTATTCAGCAGTTTGATAAAGCCAGAAGTTATTCCGCAGAAAATAAAGAAAGATTTAATAATTATCTTGCCAATATGGCTTATTGGAACGCACAATTACTTAATAATTAGAAATTATGGACAGCACAATAGAAATGTTTTTATCTGGTGTTCACAATCTATTAGACGACGAAAATATCAGTAAAGATGCCGCCCATAGTTCTTATAATTGGGTTACCCAAGACGGCAAAATTAAACTTATCGGTGGTAGAAAGATTATTGGTGTTGAAGGTGGTGTTGGAAGCTGCTCTGCTTTGTGGTATAGCTATAAGGTTAATGGAGAAGCCGTTTTATATCGCAAAATAACTAACAAAATACAATATCTAGCTGGTGATACTTGGACAGATGTTTTAACTGGATTAAATGATGTTGATGTTTCTTTTGCTAATTATTCATCTTTGGCTGGAACTTTTACCTTTATCAACAGCACTGACGGCTTTTGGAAAATAAACAATGCTAATCCCGCTAGTCCAATTAACATTTATAATTCAGCCAAAAATTTTCACGGAAAAATACTTATTGATAGAGGGAGAATGCTTTTATGGGATAGAGACGATGGTAACAAAAAAGACCCTACTGGATTATATGGCAGTTGGATAGATAGACAGGATAGCACTGTTTATACTTCTGTTGCTAATGAAAATCTAGGTGCTAGCGGTTCACAAACCTATACAGGAACTTTGGCTTTTAAGGCTGGCGGTTCTACCAGAAATTGTTTTGGTATTTCTATTACAGGAACAACTACCACAACCGAGACTTTTACTGATAATTACGATGGAACTCTAACATCTAATAAGGGGGGAACGGGAACAATTAACTATGCTACTGGAGCTTATTCTGTTACATTCAGTGCGGTTACTACCAGTGGTAATGTTTTAGCTAATTATCAATGGGAAGACTCAACCAACAAGGGGGTGGCTGATTTTTCTAAATCTGCTACACGAGTTCCCGGTGAGGGTTTTCAGTTCCCCCAAGATGAGGGCGGTGATAAAATAATGATTGTTGTAGTGGGACAGGACGGAGCTTATTATTCTATGAAGAAAAACTCTGTTTATAGGTTATCTATTGATGCCGATGACAAAAATGCCACTAATGAAGTTTATCGCAAAAACATCGGAGTTTCTTCTAAAAATGGGGCTATTTCTACTGGCACTGGTATAATTTTTATAAATACAGTTAATCCCGATAAGCCCGAATTAACTATATTACAAAAAAATCCTCTTGGAGACTCTATTGAACCCTATGTTATTATGCCCCAATTTAGATTTTCTGATTATGACTACACCAATGCTTATTTTGAAATATACGAAAGATATGTTTTACTTTATTGTCGCTTGAAGGATAGTCAAAAAAATGATACAATACTAATGTTGAATATAACTGGCAAAACGGTAGATGTTGTTAAGTATAATGCCCTATGTTCAGCCAAACACGAAGGTAATCTTTATGTTGGTAGTCCATTAACAGATAGCGTTTATCAGATATTTAATGGTTTTGATGATGAAGGATTATCTATTGATAATGAATGGATTGGTAGAGGAGAAATGTTTGGTACTGAAAGATTAAAGAAAGAGAAAAAACTACGGATTATGGGCTTAATTGACCCAGACCAAGCTATTCAAGTATGGATGGATACAGATGATAGTGGATTTTCTCTGGTCGGAACAATAGTCGGCTCTGGTTCGTATGTTGATTATTCTACATCACAGGCTATTGGGGTTAATTTCATTGGTCAATCACAATTAGGCGGAGATGATGTAGCACCAGCTTATAAATACTTTTGTGAGATTAAACTAAAGACACCAAAGTTCCGCAAGAGAATGATTAGATTTGTAGCAACTGGCATTGGATATTGTGATATAAATACCTTAATGGATAGAGATGTATTGATATTTGAAGATAGAATACCTAAGAAATACAGAAACAAGCAGAATGTATCATTAAATGGTTTAACAAATAATTTAGATAACCCTCAATTTTAACAATATGGCAAAGATTATAGCCGATTTCAAAACATCATTAGCTACTAAGTTAGCTGTTGGTGGAACAAGTTTCACGCTACAAAGTGCTACCGATGATGACGGAGTAGCATTACCAGCTGGTAAGTATTATTTTACCTGTGATGGTGAAAATTCTCAGAAAGAACATTTCTACTGCGATTTAGCTGGTGCTAACGCTACCAATGTTCAAAGTGTATCAAGACAAGGAGTAAAGACTAGCGGAGCAGTAAGAGAGCATCGTGTTGGTGCTACTATAACGATTACTGATTTTGCTCACATTAAAGACATAGCTGACTTCGTTGACCAGTTTGATGGTAAATGGGAGAACGCTGTGGCCGATTATACTGCCTTACTAGCGGTATCTAGCCCTGAAGATGGCGAGGTAAGGGTTACTTTAGATGACTCAGCTATCTATGTTTATAATGACGCTACATCAGCTTGGATTAAGCAAACTCCTGGGTCAACAACAGTTTATCTAACTAATTTGCTAGGAACTGAATCAACTGGAGGTGACAATAAGACTTTTACCCTAGCGTCTGGCTCGTTTTCAGATAAAAAGTATTTACAAGTCTGGCTAAATGGGGTATTACAAAAAGAAGGTGCTACCTTTGATTATGTAGCTGGTGCGTCTAATACCGCTGTCTTTAATGAAGTAGTAGCCGATGAAGACCAGATTACAATGAGAGTTCAAGAAT